CTAACTAATCTTCTTCCAACCAGCCGGATACACGGCTGGAGAGAAAGCATTAGATTCGATGACACTCTCATAAACATGCCCCTCGAACTCTACCTGCTTGCCCAACGGGTAGGCATCATGCCCACCGGTCGGCTGCTTAAAATCCTCTATGTCGCCGGCAGGATCCTCCCATGCCTCATCCTCACCGAATTCTTCCTCTGGGGTGGCCACCTCATAGAAATGACCGATGAGGGTATCCGGGGTGTGGGTGGGGTCCAGTGCCTCCACGTCACGGGTCACACGATACAACTTCCCGCCGTGTGTGGTGAACTGGCCTTCGTGCAGCTCAATTCCCGCTTTTCCATGGGATCGGGTTCTTCGCAGTGCCTGCCTCCACCTCGTGCCCCAGTGAATCGATAACCTTGGGTAGCGGGGTGATGTCTAGCCAAATTGTTGGCAGCACGCCGGTAGCCCCCGGCTTCCAATGATTCAGGCCATCGAATTGCGACTGATAGATCTTTTCCTCGATGCGCACGATGTCGCCCTTGCGGTACATCGCCGCATGATCGGTGTGTGGATCAGCCCACTCGGGAACATCCGCCGCATCCTCAGGGAGCGCTTCGGGATCATTGAGCGCATCCGGCTTCGTCAGCTTTCCCTCATCTTGCAGGGCTTTCACCACCTCAGCCTGAGCTGCATTCACCAATGGGGTCGCCTTGCGACGATTATATTCCTCGCCACCAGCCCACCGGAGCAGCACGTCAAAATCCTGATCCGGCAGCTCCGTGATTTCTTTTTTCAAAACATCCAAAGACATTTTCTATCCTCTTCCTAGTTGTTTTTCCACTGGTAGACAGCTACCAGCCCGCCATTGGCACCGTCCGATCCACTATGGCCCGATGAAGTGTCACTTGACTTCGAGCCACCATCACCGCCTGCCCCGAGCCCAAAATTTGGAATGATGAGACCGTCAACGACGTGATTTTTCATTTTTTGGCCAGCTGTTGATAGCGAATCTAAAGTCGTCGCCCCACCAGGGCTAGCGGCATTGCCGTAATAACCTGCATACCCTGACCCACCTCTGCTGCCAGCACCGGGAGTCAAAACCCCACCGATCACGCCACTAGGTGCGACGATCATTCCACCAGATGAACCTTTTTCACCATTCCAGCCCGACATTTCACCGCCGCCTTGTCCGCCCTGACCGCCACCATAGAGGGCGATGGACAGCACATCCGTAGGGATAAAAGCCGATGACAGCCACGCGCCTTTGTTCTTGACAACTTCAACTGCCATGTTATTTTTCAGGCAGCTGCTCTCCCCAAAATTCCCCCACCAACTAGCGCTCCCAATCGCATAGGCGTAGAAGCTGCTTCCACTTTGCGTCGCTGTGATCTCACCCTTGGAGAAGGCGGTTTCGCCTTTCGTGAAAGCGCCGCCGTTGCCAACATCTTTTTTTGCAACGGAAACACCAGCAGCATTGAACACTTCTGCCTGAATCCAGTAGCCGTACCATTGCTTTCCCATGGTGAGCTTCACCGCGACCGGCTCAAAATTCGGCAAGTCCAATACCGCAGACATCGACTTGCCGTTCACGGATATTGAAGAAATCGTCAAGGTCTTATCCGACCGTGCTGCAGAAAACACTTTCCGCTGCCCCTGTGCGAGCGCAAACTCCGCTCTGCTTCGCATCAAAACCCACGCGATGCAGGCATTCTCCCAATTGGAATCCAACACCGATGTGCTCTGCCCCGCGGGAATCGATGAGCAAAAAACGTCTTGGCGGCGTGAAGCCAAATGCGATTCCATGATGAGCCCACACCACGGGGCTATATCACGAGGAAACTTGGGCCAGATTTTCTTCCCCTGATGCCACATGGCACGGATCCGGTGATTCGCATGACTCACGCGTTTAATGCTATTCATCGAGGTCATTAAGCCTCCTCAAAATAGATCACATCAGGGTCTTGCCAAGAAGGTAGCGACGAGACCACCTCGATGCGCTTAGTGGGAATCTGAGTTTTTATAGCCGCAACTTCGGATCGCAGCACTGAAACATCCGATGCGCTGGCCTTCTCAAAAAGTGCGCCGGTGAGGCCTGGTACATCGCTGATTCCACGGATTTCCGCTAGTGATCCGTCTTTTCCGGCTGGCCCAGCAGGGCCGATAGGGCCTGTGTCACCACGAGGCCCCTGTGCCCCCGCAGGGCCTTGCTTGCCGGTATCACCAGCGGGGCCTACTGGGCCGCGGGCACCTGCTACACCTGCGGGGCCAGTATCACCGGCAGGGCCTTTTTCGCCACGTGGCCCGGCTGGGCCACGCAGCGATTCCTTCTGCTGCTGAGTCAAAGCTTCAAACGTCACAACACCGTCCGCCCCCTTGGGGCCAGTATCCCCCTTCGGCCCAGTGAGGTGTCCCGATTTTTGCCCATTGACGGTTAGCCGGTCACCCTCCCACGCCACGGAATCCATCAATCCCTGAGCCTGCTCTGCAGCAGCCTTAGCCCCCTGCACATACGTGGCAGCTTGCTCTGCAGCTTGGGCAGAAGTTTTCACATGCTCGCCAGCGGCCTGTTCTGATTTCTGTGCTGTATCCCGTGCTCGTTCCGCAGCCTTCTGAGCCTCCGCAGCATCACCAGCGGAAGCCTCCGCCTGCGCCGCGTACTCGCCAGCAGCCTTCTCCGACTGTGAAGCTTCCCGCGCAGATGATCCAGCGGCTCCCTCCGATGCTTTCACAGCATTCTGAGATTCCTGCACTCGTGAGAGAATCTCAGATGACCCACGCTGCGATACCGCAGCCGCTTTCTCAGATTCATCAGCACGATCAGCGGAAGCCTCTGCATGCTGGCGCGATTCTCTAGCCAATTCAGCGGCAGGCAGGACGGTGGACTCGGCAGCCTTGATGACTCTCAGTGATTCATCGACGGCTTTTCTATTGCTCGCTGCTGATTCCGCGTCAGCGCGAACTTGTTCCCGCAGCTTGTGGTGCTCTTCGGACAGTGGGATGTGCACGACACCGTTGCCCGATGTGACTTCCATCCATGCTCTGCCTGTGCGGACGAGATCTTCATCATCGACGAATACGCCGGTAAATTTGCCTTCGAATTCGGGTTCCTTTTTCCCCATGGATCCCTCCTATTTTTGGTGATAGGAGGATGTTTTCATGGAGTGGGTTGCGGTCGGAGAGAATGTCCCAAAGTCACGTGATTAGGTACGGTCAGGTTTTCACCATCCGTAAGTTAATGTAATCACCATCACAATAGTGGCGAACCGCTTGCACTTAAAGGTTGGGCGCCTTAAGTTAAAGCATGTAAGCAAAAAGGAACACGAGAAAGGCAAGAAAATGACCTACCGTTACGAGAACCACCACATCACCGATGGGAACGGAAACCTCCCAGCCCGCTGCAGCGACTTCGACAGCAACTGGTTCCGCACCGAGGCGGAGGCCTTGAAAGCCCTTCCCCGCTTCGAGCAAGACCGCGCCGCCCTCGGGCATCACAGTCAGGTCATCGGCCTCCCAATCTGGGCTTTGCAGCAGATCGCCAATGACCTCCGCAACGATGACACCCTCCGCGAAGAAGCTACCAAGCTTTATGAACTGCACACCGGCCGTGCCGTGCAGTGGCTCCCCCGCGTCACCTACCGGAGCTACATTCCGGTTTTCACTGAAGAACACCTAGCCAAGATCGGTGAATATTTCACCCACCCCGATGTGAAAGCCGACATCGCCGACTACCTCAGGGGTGACTACGACGACGCGGAGTCAAACGGACACATCATCGCCCACCACTTCAAGATCGGCTTCGAGGGCGAGCGGAACACCTCAAACTTCTTCAGTCCAGATGATTGGGAAGATGAAGAAGAAATCACCCACCGCTTCATCACCGCAGAAACCCCAGAAGAAGTCATTGAGGCGCTTCAGGAACTCATTGAAACGCTCTAAACACAACCAAGCTTCCCACCATGTTAAGCAGGTGGGAAGTCTGTAGGTTTTGTAGGAAAAAGGAGAAGCAATGGATATTCAAGCTTTGGAAGGTATCGAGGCAGCAGCACAGAAGCTCAAAGCATTGAAGGAGCGTGAGGCTGCGCTCACGGAAGAGCGGGCCGAGCTGATCGAGGAAGCGGTCGCAGCTGGGGTGAAAAAGAAAGACATCGCCGCCGCAGCCGGGTTTAGCACCGCAGCCCTGCGGCTGATTCGGGCGAAGAGAAAGAAGGAAAAAGGTGGATGAAATCCTAAAGAAGATTGAGGAAAACGCGGCCACTATCGAGACGGTGCGCCTGGAATCTGAGAAAGTTTTACAGGAAAGGGATCGGTTGATCTGGCAAGCATCACGCGCCAACACCCCCCGGGCGAGGATTGCGGAAGCATCCGGGCTTAGCAATAGCACCGTGGGCGATATTTTGGGGAAAGACCCCGACCGAGCTTGGTATTCCAGGCAGCCTAGATAACGTCGATGGTGAGTAACCCGCTGCCGAAAGATTTCGAGCGCCCCACCCCTTCAATGAGAGCGTGCCGTAGTGCTTCGGGGTCTGACACCACGGCGAGGCCTTCCACGGTGTCGAGCCAGGTCAGGATGGTTCCTTGCACCTGCCTGCGGCGGCGGTAGTCGATCTCGATGCTTTCTGGGGTGAAGAATTGGGAGAGTTTTTCGCGTGCGAAATCCATCGCTTCGCTATCGAACTCATCCCCAGATCGCGGCGTGTCTGAGCATTAAAAAAAAAAAAAAAAAAAAAAAAAAAAAAAAAAAAACGTGGTTTGGTTTGTGAGACGGCGCACGGGGTTGATAGTGAAGCGGAACTCCACCTCGGTCCCTACAGGGGGTGCAGTAATGTCGACTTCTTTCACCCCCATCCCAGGGATAGATAGGCGGGGTGGCACGAGTGATTGGATCAGGAAGCTATCGGCATCTTCTTCGAAACGGTAGAGGATTTTGAGCTGCGAGCGGAGGCTTTTGCCTTTCTTTTTGCCGAAAAGGCCCATCACGAGGCGATTGCATGATGAAGTGGCATTCCCCTTGGGGGCGGGGATGGTGGTGTGGTAGAGGCGCATTGAGGTTCCTTTTGCATGGAAAAAGGGCAGGCCCCGGCGTGTGGCTTGCCCTGCCCCCGCACATGCGGGGATTTTGTGGCGTGACCTGGTTCTTTGGCTGAAAAAGTAACAAGAACTACCTCCGCTATCGCGGAGAAGGAGGCCACGTCCGTAATGATAGCCGAGTTTTCACCATCCGTAAGTTAATGTAATCACCATCACAATAGTGGCGAACCGCTTGCACTTAAAGGTTGGGCGCCTTAAGTTAAAGCATGTAAGCAAAAAGGAACACGAGAAAGGCAAGAACCATGAACACCAAAACCATCATCCCTGTCATCGTTGATGGAAACCACGGCTGCACCCTCTGGAAAATGCCCACCGACCGCAACCCACACTTTGAACCAATCCTTTTCGACCGCGACAGCGGCGCATACATCGGGCACATCGTCCCCGCAGACTCAATCAAAGAGGGCGACGAAACAGTGGATACCGTCGCAGTTGCCGTCACGGAAGATGACATTGAAATCATGGACATCAACACTCTCGCCGACCGAAAAGGATTCGACCGCTGCGGGATAACCCTTGCGATAATCCGCAAGATCTAGCACCACGCAAAACCCTCAGCCACTTACTTCCCACCTACTCACCACGGTGGGAAGTAAGTGGGAAGATAAAACCCGAAAGGAAAAAGCCATGAAAGCTGCACACATCACCATCACCCCCGAACTCGCACAATACGCATTCGACTTCAACGCCTACAACGAGGTCATGGGCCCCACCGGATGGACCCGAAACTGGTGGGCCATCATCGACGGTCACACCGCAATCGCAGCGGAAAACTCCCGCGACCTCGTCGAATACAGCTACTTGCTGGCAGGGAAAGAAGTCGAAGCATTCGACGGTGGCCCCCGCCCCGGCCTCCAGCGCCGGATGCGCGAAACCATCGCAGAAAACCTCGGCGAAGACTGCCGTGACATCGACCTCCACCAGCGCGAAGTCCGTCTCTACTAAAACGCAAGAAGCTCCCTACTGGTGTAACACCTGGTAGGGAGCTTCCCTTATATAAGGGCTTTTGCTTCGGTCAAGTCCGGAGTCGTTGGTGCAGGCGGCTTAGCCCCGCCCATCATCCACTTTTGTATCGCCTCCACATGATCAATCAGCGTGATGGTCACCAACCGCAGCCGGTGAACCGTTGTTTCAGCCTCAACGCGCTTGTCGCGCTCTTCTTCACGAAGACGCCGCTCGTTCTCATAATTAGCTTGGACTTTGTCTATACGCTCTTCTAGCTTATCCATACGCGACCCTTTAGCTGCCTGAACGTCAGATCGCGTTTTTACGTAGCCAATCCACAGAGACCCTATCGCAGTGATTAGCGAGCCTACAGCACCGATTACAACAGCAAGCGCACTCATAGATCACCCCTTATCCTCCATGATCGGAATATCGCCGCGCTTACCTCGCCACACGGCCCACATCAGTGAGACCGTCATAGCGAGGATGAGCACACCGACTAGCCACAAAACCGCTTGATCATGCTCAATCGATGCCGCTAGCAGGCTAAAAGCCCATGAGAGGTTCAGCCCTGTAGAAGTAGCAAGTGCAATGATCGCCAACTTAAGCCGATCAATGAACGCCGCTACAAGGCACACCACGCCGATACGCGATGTGTACCCACGCCCATGCGGTGATAGGCATGACTTGCTCAGCGGGGCGCTGCCACTGCAGCGGATCGCCGAGTACGCGGGGCAGGTAGTAAACTCCCACGGCTATTTGCACCGCAGCCAGCACTAGTAGCGCGGTGGAATCAGTCATCAGGAATCTACGCAGCCGCAAAGCCGCTGGCCTAGCACGTGGCGGTAGATGCTCAATAGGCATCGCAATCACTCCGCTGGCTTCGCTAGACGATTACGCATAGCATCAAGATCAAATACTGGCGGTGTTGGGGCCGCATCAGAAAGACGCTTCTCCATCGAAGGTGTGATAGCACCCGGGGTACCAGCGTGAATAATGAGCTGCGCTGCACCGATAATCACAGCAACGACGACGTTCACCCATGGATTAGAGCCACCGAGCACAGCCATCAGATTAGCTAAATGCAACACAAGACCAGCACTAGAAGTCAAAGAATCCTTACGGCGCAGCCACCATGACTGCGACTCCAGCGCACGAATAACAGCGGTTTGAATATCGGTCTTAGCCATAATTATTTACCCTCTCGATCTGAAGTAATAGCGTCAGCAATGATCTGGTCAGGATCCAATCCCTGCTTTTTTGCAATTGCCTTAGCGAGAACAAGAATTTGCCAGCACGTCGCATCGACAATAGAAATGAGCGTGGACTGGACGAACGCCTTCGCCGGATTAATCAGTGATTTGATCATGGGATCCTCTTCCTTGGTTAAAAATTCGTAGTGTTCACGGCATACGGCCATCCACCGTGCGTGATATTTGCCCCCACTAGCGAGGTGGTACGGGCACGATGTTGCATAGAACTCGCGGTGATCACGGATATTTATGCCGAAAACTGGTGGGCCCAGTTTTTCTTGCACGAGTACTTCCGCGGCATGACGAGCACCTGCAACGATGACGACATCTTTGATTGGCCAATCCTCATCGGGGCCACCGCAGTTCTGGTGCTCGATGGTGTAAGCGTCACGGTTCGCCACTGCATCTCCCATGGCCCATGCGGTGTCTTCTGGCCGCACCGCCTGGCCGATCAGACCACGGCTATCATTACCTTCGTAGGCGACAGCATGCGCGGACGCTTCGCGGGTCTGCCAGATATCCCAACATCCGATCTTTCCATCAACCGCCTTAGCAAGGCCTGCACGGCCTGCGACGTGGTGACGGGCCACGAATTTGATCCGGTGCTGCACACCGTTGTAGACACGACCCGTAGAGTAGTTTTTGCCCATCAGCATGCGGCGATCAAAACGCAGGCCAGCATGCTTAACCGGTGCTTCCGCCAGCTTAAAGTCCACGCGGTATTCGACAGGGGCTTGCCCCCACTGGGATGCATAAATGGTGTTGACATCAACAGCGATCCCTGAAGGGCCGGGCACATTATGGGTTCCCTGATATGCCACCGCATAGCCGCGGCCATCCTCACCGCCTGACCATGATTTAGTCACCCAGCCGAGGACACGTCCCGCCTCAACCTCAGCGACAACATTGTCCTCCTGTGCCCACGCGACGACACGGGAATGCCCGTAAATGCCCATGCGCTTGCGGCCAAGGACACTCATGGCCCCCTTGAAGTATTCAACAACACGGGAGTTCCATTCAGTCAGCGTCACCTCCCAGTCACAGGCAAAAAAGACTGGGTGATCATCACACCCGACCGATTTCAGATACTCGGCTGCTTTGCGCGCATCGTCTACACCGCCTGCGTGTCCACGGCCTGCATCACCGGAATCGATGCTTCCGCCTTTGCGGAACTGCCAGACGAATGCGACCCCAAGGCCAGCTGCGCGCATGGAATCAACCCACGCTTTATTGGGCTGTTTTCCCCTCATCCACTGCTCACGCCCTGGGGATGCGTAGACGATTGCGCCTGCATGCCCAGTAGCTTTTATTTCTTCTGCTGGTGGCACTCCAGCAGAGAAGTCAATGACGGTTGTCAAGATCGTCTCCTGCCTGCAAAAATCTGCTCTAGAAGACGATCATGGCACCCCCACCAATGCGGTCAGTCCAGCCCTCGCTTTCTGCGTTCTTCAGCCAAGATGGCCGCAAAATCCACAATCGGATGCACCGTGACCGACATCTGGTTAAATGATTCAAAGTCTCCAACCTTCGGGTTCACCGTTTGCCCGGCTTTCATCTCCACAGCGAACGAGTATGAATAACTACTGATGGCGTTGACGCGTGCAATGCCCAGCACTGATGCCCCGCTCACATAGGATGAATTTTTGAGATAGAGCTGGACTTGATTTCTGGTTGGATAGCTAACTTTTACATCGCCTGCCCATACTGGATCCCATGAATCCGCGGTCACCGACGCTGGCTTCGACAGATCAACGTAACGCTTCATCGCCTCTTGCTGGGCTTCCAACTCCTTCAGGCCACGATCCTGAATGCGGTTCCACTCAGCGTTCTTAGCGATCAACTCACGATCAGTTTTAGCGGTTGCTTCCAGCGCTTTGATCGAGTTGGAGTTCGCTTCAGATGCGTTCGCATTGGCCTCGCTCGATTTTTGCAGCGATTCGATGGAATTCTGCTGGGCTTTATTCGCGGTGGAGTTCGCCTCAATCGCCTGGCGTTTCCCTTCCTCCGAGGTTAAGTCTGCTTTCTCAGCACGTCGAATAGCAGACTGCGCCGTCGAATTCGCCGCACGTGACTCCGCCACCGCGGAGCGCACCTCAGCGCGAGCATCATTAGACTGCCTCTGAAACTCAGAGATAGCAGGCTCAACCGCAACATTTGCCACCCGCTCAACATCCACCCGTGACGGCACACGAGTCGGGGCGATAGAGGTTTTTTGCGTCAGCTTCTGGATCTTGTGCACCGTATCCACCAGTGAATCCACCGGTGTGCGCTGGTCAGTACGCTTACCCAAAAGCGGTTTGACCACAGGGAACGGTTTATCAGCCGACCATGAGGCCTCCCACCCTGAGATCACCTCAGAGAGCTGCGTGTCCCCGTCGATAAAGGTCACGCGGTCGCCCTCTCGCCACCCGTAGATGGTCGTGCCATCGGGGCGTTTCTGATCATCCCCGAAGATCGCAGTGCCCATGCCATTGACGTGCAGCTCCATGCTGGTGGAGCCCTGCATCTGTGACCACTGCTCCTCAAATGTGGCCCCGACATCAGCTGTCCATTCACCCGATCCAATGGAATGGAACCGCTCACGATAAAACATCGGGCCAGTGATACTCATATCCATACGGGCATTCAGGGCAGAGAAAGCAACATCCGTGCCATCCACGGTGCCCCGTGGGCTAATCGCAGCATTCACACCTGCGATAGCACCACCAGAGGCCTTCACAGCGTCCGCAACACCGGCACCGAGCTGTGATGTTCCTGCGGTAATCTCCCCAGCCGTGGCACCAGCCTGCACACCATCAGAGGCACGCTTCGACAGCTGACCGGAGTTAAGGAGCCCATGCATCCACGAATCCCACTGCGCAGCAGCGAGGAGTGATGCACCATCAGGCGCTTTGATCTTAGCCTCCCACGATTCCAAACCACCACCGGGGGCAGTGGAAAAAACCACATGGCGGCGATCACGCTCACCAAAGAGGCGGATCATCACACCGGGCCATACAGGCTGCTCAGGCTGCACTTTCCGCTTGGAAAGCTCAGTCAAGTAGTCGTCGTGGTTTGCGATGACCCACTCCCCCGCTTGCTGCCACGCATGAGCCTCACCACTACCGATGTAGCGATCCAATTCTTGCACGTCGGATGTGGTTTTGACGCGCTTTCCATCGCCACGCACGACAAGCCCGGCCTCCGCCGCGGCCTGCAACAGCCCAGTGTCGAGGTGCTTTGCCCACTGTCCGGCAGCCCAGTAGGTTATAAACGTCCCAAACCACCTGTGATCAGCGGATTCTGCGCGCCCCTCTAGGACATCCTTGGGGGCGACACGGGTGACTCCTTCGCGTGAGCGGGTCGTACCATCGGGGTAGAAAAGTTGGGTTGGTGATCCCGCTGGTGATGTTTCAAACGGATTCCACGCCACACCAGTGGTCTCTTTGACGGGTCGCCCATCTTGATCCACGGTGCCGGTTCCTGCGAACCACCATGCGGGTTGATAAATGTCCTCCAGTATCGCAGGGGCAGCTTTCACGCGGGCATCAGTCCCGATATAAGGAAGACTGCCTTCCTCGCGGAACCGCTGGTACCATTCACGCTCCACAGGCCCCATATACTGCGCTATCTCAGCATTACCGGGGATATTCCCCCCAGCCACCACGTCAGGGGTCAGCATCTGTACCTGAATGAACGTGTCGGCACGCTCCGTTACGGTGGACAGCAGATCAGCGACTGAATCCTCGGTACGGGCAGTGACCTCAACATCACGCCCATCTATATCGCGGCACACGTAGGCCGGGAGGCCAGTGCGGGCAACCCCCTGCCGCACAAGCCAGTCCATGACCACACCAACGGTGCCCTTTTTAACGACGGCACCACCGTTAGCGCTCGTCACAGGGCTTTTAGCCTGTAGACGGTGGAAGAATTTGTCATCTGACAGCACCGTCACCGTCCATTGCTGGACACCGCTATCTGCCCTGATCTGTGCCGCTGATTCGATCTGCCCAGTCCAATCAACACCATTCAGGCGTAGCGTCACCGGTAGGCCCTTCACGCGGGTTGTGTGCATCATCTTATCCAGCGGGTGCGGGGCTGGCATCTTGATCGTCATCGTATCCACAGTGAGGTCAGCATGGTGGGAAACATCCACCGAGGCAACCGGTGCCAGTGGCCGCCACGTACCATAGAATTGATCCCAAATCCGCAGGTCAGGAACCATCCACCCCTCAACACGAGATGATTCACGCACCATATCGGCACGGATAGCATCAAGCTCCTTGCCTACCATCCCCGTGTCCTCTCCGCCGCAAACTTGACTACGATTTGAAAATCATCTGAGGGCCGCTCCACCTGCACAAAAATCCTTCCCCTGCGGCGATTAGCCCCCGTCCGCTCACCCCTCACCGGCATCGGCCAATGGGGCACCAATCCTTTAAAAGCTGTCGCACCGTCAACAGTCTCCACCACGCGCCGATTAGGATCAGTGCCGATCCTCCACCCCCTCCGATCAGATGGAAGATCCTGCCACGGTGACCCCTCATCCAACCGGATTTTGAAAGACGACCACGAGCCACGAATCTCAAGCTCAGGCCACACCGGTTCCGTCCCATCAATCGGGAATGTGATAACACCATCATCGATCTGTGCCGCCGTGTACTCGAACCGATCTTGTGGCCTCCTCCAGATAGGTTTATCCGCCACTACCAGCAGCTTCACCTTAGCCACACCACCCCTAGAAGGGTGCTTAGCCAAATAATTAACCTCGGACATGCCAGCCAGCCGCAGCCCCAGCCAATGCCACCCCAAGGTTGGGTGCAGGGCAACCAAACTGAACTGCTCCTCGCCATCACCCACCATGTCACCAAGCTCATCGATAAGATCATCCACTCGGCGACCCTTGATGATCAGTGGAAGATCGAACTGTTTTTGCGCCCGCGACTGTCCACACCATGTGGCACCCACCTGCCCCACAGACTGAGAAAACTGGTGGTTACGATCCTCAATCCACATCCCATCGGGCACTTTTTCCAAAGAAATACCCTCACACCGTCGCTCTGACGGGTTGGACAGCCGAAGGACTCTCCCATCGGCTGTCATTAGAGACAATCGCATCACCGGTGTGGGGACTCTCATACATTATCCTCTGGTGTTCATCGCTGCTGCGAGCCGCCGCTCATCCAACCCACCATTGATCGGGTTCGTGAGAGTCACCGGCCCATTAAAGACAGTCCCGATACTCTCACCAGCACGTATGCGGTCAGTGGAGGCCACCACAGCCTCGATACGCTCCGCCACACTAATCAGTGTTTCCATGCGCACACGGATCGCAGACGACTCACGAGCATTCATCACTGCAGCGGCAGCACCAGCCACCGCAGGGGAAGTAATACGCCCCTCCGTCATCGCACTACGCATCTCATCCGAGATCGGGGAACCTTCCACACGCAGCGAAGAGTCCGCACCGAGGCGGCCATTCTTGATCCCAGCAAACCCGCCACCATCGACACTGAATTGCTTTGCTGCACGGCCACCATCCCAGCCCGACCCACCGAGCTGGAAGAACGCCGTCGCATTCGTGGTTTTGGAATCCTCAAAAAGGGAGTTCAGGTCATCGGCATGTTGCTCGTCACGCTTCGCCAGCTCCAGATTCTCCTCAGCGTTATCTACCAGCTTGCGGAGAAGATCATGCTGCGTAGCAGTATCTTTCTGCCGCTGCAGCTGCTCCTTCTTGAAGTCGATCTGGAGTTGCTTCTCTTTCAGCTCCAGCGCCTCCAAGGATGCAGAATCGAGCCCAGCGACAGACCCCGGGGCCTTACCGCTCTCCTCACGACGCTTCGCAGCTTTCATCGCGCCGATTCCACTGACGAGGCCACCGACACCACCGAACACCCCGGGTAGAGCCTGCAACCCCATGACCAGTGCACCAACAGGGTTCACTGCTGCCATGCCGATAGCGCCGACGATTTTTCCGATAGCGCCACCGATGCCACCGATCCCACCGAGGATTCCACCGAGTCCCTGTGCACGCTGCGCCATCGCATCGAGGTTTTTCATATTCTCAATATTGAGCTTCGACTGCACATCCGCTAGAGCACCAGAAACTAACGCCAGCCGCGAAGTCTGGATTTCCGCCATCTTGTGGGAGTGCTCCAACTCGGAAGACGCATTAGCCAGATTGAGCTCACGCTCAAACGCCAGCAGATCACGCTTCGCCTCCGCGTAGGAAACCTGTGCCTCCAACGTCGCGGTACGCCGAGTCGCACGGGCCTGCACCTCATCAGCATTCGTGGCAAACACCGTCGCCTCAGCTACCTCGATGACAGAGCGCTTGCGGTGCATGGACAGCTCCCACTCAGCGTCCGCAACCGCCAGATTCGACTTCCATCGATCCGAGGTCTGCTCACGCAGCGCATCCGTCGTCGATTGTGTAGCCTCCTGCAGCGCTTTCTGCGCGTCAACCTGCGCAGACCAAATATCAAGGGCTTCTTTGGCCTGATCTAGGCGCTGGCGCTCCTTATCAGCCAGCTTGGTGAACATCTCACCGATGCTGCTAGATACAGCCCCTACATCGGACAGGACAGACTCAAACATCTTGAACGGTGCGGCGATCAACTCAGCACGGTACTTGGCTTCCGCTGCTGCTGTGGCCTCGGCAGACTGCGCGGATTTCGCCCGAGCCTCACGCACCTTCTTCTCAGCATCCGCAATCTTCTTCGCAGACTTATCCGCCTTATCTGGGGCATCCTCACGAGCCTTCTTGAGATCCCGCTCAGCCTTCTCGATCTGATCCGGCTTACCAGACTTGCGGGCATTCTCCAGAGCACGCTCTTTATCAGCGATATTTTCCGCTGCTGCCCCGCCATCCTTGGCTGCATCGCGGCGTATCTCTGCTAGACGCTCCTCAGCCTCCTGAATGCCTTCCACGGCATCCACCTCAGCTTGACGAGCCTGCCCAAGTTCGTTGAACGCCGCAACAGTGTCCTCAGTGACTAGCAGCAGTTGCCCCATCTTTCCGATGGAAGCGTCAAGCACGGAATCCACCAGCCCACCGAGACCGGCGTTACGGCCAGCAGCCGCGAGTTGCTGCACACCAGCGTCCCCGCCAAAAACGGATCCGATGGAGCCGCTGAGACCCATGCGCTGTGCTGCTGCACCAACCGAGATGCCGCCAGTGCCGATACTGATCGGCGAGTACCCACCACTGGAACCACCACGGCTACTACGACTACTACCGCTGGAACCACCTCCGAGGTCGCCGGTAGGCCCGCCGCCCTTGAGATGCATGAAATTAGTGAACCCACGGCCATCGAGTGGGCCAGCAGCCCCACCAATGGTAAGACCGCCACCAGTGTTACCACCGGACTCGATAAAAGTGCCATCAGGCAGCTGCATCGCAGTGTGACCATTCATACCACCGCCGTTGTCATACCAGCCGACTACGAGGTCACCATCAGCGCCACGCCCCTGCTCAAAGCCCTTCTGGGCAAGCCACGCCCCCATACCGGTAGTGCTGGTGCGCGAATCTAGTGGATCAAGACCCAAATACGCATTGACACCCATGGAGACACCACCAGAGCAGTCAGTTCCAGCAGGACTGAACCCGCCATAAACATACGGGGTGCCATTCATGCCCGACAGTGCCGATTTCACACGCGCAGACCCGTCAATACGCCCACCGGTTTCCAATGCTCGCAGGTCACGCAGCATCGATAGCATAATCTGCTGCCTACTACCGGAGTTGATCGCCGCCAGTGTGGTGTCGAACTCATCGCTTCGGTTCGCGTTGATGACCCATTCACGGGCGTTCACACGAGCCAGTGGCATGCCTTTGGCATCGACACCGAGGAAACCATCAACCACATCGGTGCCAGGGCCTGTGGCAGGGAGACGGTATCCACCAGCGTAGCCGGGGATCGTACCGCCCTTGGCAAGACCTACTACTGGAACAGGCCCTTGGATCCGTGCAGCCTGATCACGGCTATGGCCTTGTGATTCCCAGTATTGGATCCGTCGCTCAGTGAGCGTGATCGTGTGCGTCTCCGACGTTTGGCGACCATCCGCTGCCTTAACCTCACGCATTTTCGCCAGCGTCGGATCAAAATTGTCCGAGATCGTGACCTGACCAGTGGCACCATCACGCACGAGGATGCCCAGCTTGATCATCTTCTCCTGCTCCTCAGGAGTGTTGGATTTGATGACCACCTGACCGTCCGGCAGGGTGCGCGTCTCAAAACCAAGTTTACGCAGGTTAGAGATAGTTTCTTCACTGTTATCAGTGACACCTATGCGCCCATCTGGGAGCGCCTGCACCTTAATGCCGATCTCCTCCAGCGCCTGCCTAATAGCAACACCATTGGGGAACTCCAGCGAGACTGCACCCTCGAACGGCTGCCCAACCTTAACGCCGATCTCCTCCAGCTTTTTGCGCGTCTCATCCGTGACAGCATCGGCTTTAACCGAAATCGTTTTTTCGGACGTGATGCCAATGACCGACTTCCCTACTAGTTCCATTGCATCAGCTGTCTGGCTCAGAACACGACGCGCCACATCATCCGCAGCAGCCTTACGCTTCGCAGCCTCAGTCGCAGAATCCAAATCACCAGAAGCCTTCCGAGTGGACTCAGCCAATCGCAGCGTCGCTAGATCAGTCTCAGAAAGTTTAGATTTGAGAACCTCGAAATCAGCCTGTGCAAGGTGGCCGCCCTTAGCGATCTTCTTGATCGCGTCGTCATTGCCAGCGAGGGCAGAAGCGAGATCGCGGGATGTCACACCCATGGCCTCGAACCCCTTGAGGGCTTCCGCGGTACCACCACCAAGGTCTTTAAATGATGCTGTGACGGCGTTCGCCCTGTTGAGAATCTCCTGCATAGCGACGGCGTTACCAGTCATGGCATCCACGACGGTGCCCTTGGACACACCAGCGGTTTCAGCCTCTTTGAGTATGCCGTCCTTCTCCGCACGATCAATCATCTGCTGGCGGGTGCTCTCAGTGACCGCACCAGTCTGCCGCTCCAACGACTCCGTGAGTGAATCGACCTTGGCCTTATGCTCCTCCTCAGCAGCCGCAGCTTCCTGATGCTTCTGAGCAAAATATCCGAGAGCAGAGGTCCCCGCCATGATCGCCAGCCCCCACGGGCCACCCAGTGCACCCATGAGCCCACCGGCAGCCGACTTCATCAGGGACATGCCACCCAATGCTGCACCGGACGCGGCGGCCCCCATCCGGCTCACACCAGCGACGAAACTATGCGATGCATGTGCCCCGATGCGATCAACCGCAGCAAAAGTATCTCGCTCCGCTAGAGAATGCAGGCGTGCAGCGTTAGCAGCCTCACGGTGCTTAGCAGCCACCGCAGACAGACGTGACGCACCACGCATATACGCCCCGTTAGCGCGCTCAATCGTGGCAGAGTGCTTCCCCAACGCTTGGAACGTGGCCCCCAGACCAGTCACAGAAGTACCGGTCTGTGATGCGGCGGCACGGATCCCTTGAATCTCCGTGGAAAGCCTCTTCAGCTTCCCCGTCCCCGCGTCCAGTTTCTTGAAGGTTCCCGACACATGTCCACCGAAAAGGGCGGCACCAGCAGCCCATGCAGCCCACGGAATACTCCCCGCATGATCTGAGAAAGCATTAATTCCCGACGCTGTGTTCTCCAGCGCTGAGGTCAGTGGCCCTTCGATAGATGAATATGCTTTGAGCCCCACATCCTCCAGGGCGTTACCCACCTGCGAGATCGCACCCGGCAGACCATGGGTTTTAGCCGCCGCAACATCAGCGGCCTGCCCCTGACGCGTCACAGCATCACGGAGCTTAGCGAAGTCATCGGAGCCATGCTGGGCTGCGACACCAGCGAGACGCATAGCATCAGAGCCGAAAAGGGTGGCCGCCGCGGCCTGATACTGCTCATCCGTCATACTCTTAGCAGCCTTATTCAGCTGCCCCATGAGGGATTCCATGCCAACGAACTTGCCTTTAGCATCATAGACCTGCAGCCCAAGCTCTTTCATCGCAGCCTGAGCAGGTTTACCTTGATCCGTCAAAGCCAGCAACGCTGATTTCATCAAAGTACCAGCATCAGAGCCCTGGATACCGGCGTTAGCAAGCATCGCCAAAGTCGTCGCAGTGTCCTCCATCGAAACACCGAACTGGTTTGCAACAGTACCCGACTGCTGCAAACCGTGGGCAATACCGGTGATCTCAGCTGAGGACGCGTTAGCAGCACCAGCGAGGATATCCGAGGCCTGGGCAGCGAATGATGCGTCCTTGCCGAACGCCTGCAAAGCTTGTGATTGGATGGTGGCAGCCGTTGCAGCATCAATCTGCGCAGCAGCAGATAGCTGCAGGGTACCCTTGGCTGCGGCCATCGCCTGCTCAACCGTGAAACTACCCTTGGCGAGCTCAGTCATCGCAGCCGCTGCATCACCAGCAGAAGTCGCTGGCAGGGACACATCATTACCCAGCTCTTTAGCACGCTGTGAAGCAGCAGCCAGCTGCTTCTCCGTCGCACCCGTCACAGCCGTGAGAGTATTCATCTCATTGGTGTAGTCATTACCCAGCCCAAGAGTCTTCGAGAACGCAGCACCGATACCAGTAATACCAGCAGAGGCGGCAGCAAAACCCGCTACCCCCTTGACAGACCCCATCACGCCGCTTAGGCGCTCAGCCTTCCGCGTGGCCTGCTCCAACCCCTCCCCCACAGCCGGATTGATCGGCAGGCTACCGCCCTTCTGCCTCACTTTGTCAAGTGCAGAATCCAGATCATCAACAGCTTTTTTCGTACGGGTGAGCTTGCCGTCACCGTCCACCCCCACGGTGACCTTAGTGCGTGACACCCCCTCCAGCGCAGCTTTTGCCTGCTTGCTGGATTTTTCCACCTTCGTAAGATCACGATCATCCGCCTTGACCGTGACCTTGCTTTTACCAACATCATCCAGCGACTGCTTAACCCGCTTAGCAGTCGCATCAGCTTTCGCCATCTGTGATTCAAAACCGGCGGTTTTCGCCTCGATCTCAATCGAGAGCTTAGGGAGCTGCAAACCCATAAGAAACCCCTACCATAGAACGTCTGTTTGATCGTTGCTGGTAGGGGTTTCGACAAGCCCAAGCACAGAGGCCAGATTCGACGACCGCCGCCCCACCAGCCCTAATACGCGAACTTTAAACCATCGCCAGCTGCGGTGAGACAGGATCCCAGAGGATAAATCAATGCCCACTTCTTGGAACGCCCATTCGATATCATCCCAATGGGAGAGGATCTTCTCCCACGTCAACCCATCGGATTTAGGGGCAGGCGCGTAGTACCACCACCTGCCCTGCGTTTCCTCATCCCATGGGCCACCACCGGGATCATCTGGGCCATACGCCCCCGGTCGTGGGTCGTACCAGAGGTCTAGGTCGGGGTCGTAGATCAGGCCGTTTCGGCGAATGCTTCCGTCACTGCCTTCTCCATCCTCAGGTTCCACTCCTTGAGTGCTTTTCCCAGATCACCGTGCTGGTAGTAGTCGGTGGCGGTCTCCTCGTCGAATTTGTAGAAGAGCATGGCGGTGACGACGACGCGGGCGATCACACCCTCGGGGACGCCAGCTTTCTTCATCTCCTCTGGTAGACCACCGGTGAAACCGTCTACCTCAGACCACTGTGCACCCACGAGCGGGGCACTGATCTTGGCGATGGTCTTATCGTCGAATGATTCCAAATCGTTGTAGTCGGCAATGAATCGGAGTACAACATCAGCAGATGGTTCAATCTTGTACTCGACACCATTAATGGTCAGGGAGATATCCTCGGGGGTGAGGAAATCATAGAGTTCACCTAGATTAGCCACGGTTCGTGTTCCTTTGCTGGTTGGCTGTTTTAATGTCAGGTCACACTATCCCACCAGCTTGTTTGCGGTCAGTCGCCCCACCTATGACAGACCAAAGGCCCCCACAATGTGGAGGCCTTCTCACCAAATTTTACCGCACCCGGCTTGCTAAGAGCCCGCGTTAAGCGATGGTGACTTTGTTGTCGTCACCACCGGTCAGGTCAGTGGATACCGAAGTCAACTTTGGTGCGTTCTTCACCGTGTAGCCAACCGTAGCCGAACCTGTGACGGTGGCAGTAAGCGCCCCATTCAGTTTTCGGATCTCCGCTTGCACTTCGCTAGCACCAGCGTTGTAGCCGAGCGCAGCGGTGGTGCTCTGACCATCGGTCAGGGTGAAAGTACCACCGTTTGCTTCTTTCGGCACCGTGATCTTCTGCGACGCAACAGTCTGAACTTCCTCAGCTTCCTCGTCCTCATCACCAGCCGCATCCACGTACACGGACTCCTTCTTCTCAGCACCCTTGAGGACTGGCTTGATCTCACGTGGAGCACACGAGGATTGCAGCTTCGCAGAGAAATTCCGCAACGCGTTCGCATCACCGGATTCAGTGGAGAACTCGTTGGTAGCTGTCAACTCATACGCCTCATCGTCACCATCGGTGCGCCAGACACGCACATCGAGCTTGCCTTCAAAACCGAGTGCCTTACCCGTATCACGCAGAAGCTTCTGGGATGGCTCCAAAGAAGGCGCTTTGCCAACACGAGCGAATGCGCCCTTCAGCTCGATGATGAGCTTGCGGGAAGTCTTTTCTACAGACTCCCAACCATCAGAGTCGATATCAGACGCGTCCACGGTACTAGTTTCCATGTTGACGGACACAGAGTTCATCCCACGAACGAACAGCCATTCCTCGGGGCCATCTCCGGGGCGCTTAATTTGGATTGCCCACTCGCGGTTGAGCATCTTATTCAGTTCACACGAGCCGGGGGCCTTCGCGACTACAGCCTTGCTACTCATATTTTTCTCCTAGCTAGGTTTCTGGAACCAGCAGACGAAACTGATAAATATCTGTTCGCCTTAGCCGGTTGTTCTGGTCGAATGCTACGGCTCCCCGCAGCGTCCGCCGTGATAATAGGACAGACTTCCCTGCGGTCAGGCGGTAGCGGATGTGATCATGTAGCGCGCTGAAAACTGCCTGCGTGAGGTGGGCCAGCCCCTCGAAATCATTGGCGCGGTGTGAGATCGCGACCGCGAAGCGTGGGTTAGCATCATCCGTGTCGTAATCCGCGGAGGTGACCGTCAGCCCCAGCGCTGATGTCGGTGTGTCCTCCATCATGTCGATGAAAACACCCACCTCCCCCGCATCCGCCTGCACCTCATTAGGGTCTTGGCAGATGCCCTGATAGTGCAGGAATTCCGCAATATGCAGGCAGAGATCACCGTGGTCATAGAGCGTGGGTGTCATAGCTGGCTCCTCACGGCACGGGCGATAGTGTCAGCTATCTGTGTTTGCTTCTGCTCAGCAGCATCCTCAAGGTATTTCGCTTGCCCACCGCGTGGGTGTGACCAGCTGGTTTCCTCATGCTGACGTGCGGCATACACGAGATTATTACCCACCATTGCGGAGTGATCCACTGCCCCCTCGGAAACTGTCATAGCGGCACGGAGGTCACCCTGCAAGATGGGTGTGAGCTGCACAGCATGATCTCGCAGTAGCTCCGCCGCATCCATCACACCACGATCCACAGCCTTCACGATCAGCTGCGAAGCCTGTAAAAAACCGACACTCATTCGATCACCACCTTCACATGGTTAGGTGTTTGACCTGTGCCAACACACATTTGTGCGGAGAGAATACGCCGCTCCCCTTTGAGCCCGAACTCCTCGGGTAGGGTGATCTTCTCAGCGAGGCTAGGAACACCAGCACGTGTTGACCAACAGATCGTCGCGGCACACACTACCTCCGTGCCGTCAGGCACTGGCATGACCACCACACGGTTCTCAGCATTGATCGAGGCCTTGATGACACGATCCTCACCCGGTTTCCTGCCCGTGGCTGTGCGCCCACCCACCCCATGCACAGTAACGGGGTGGATAAAAAAGATTCGCTCTATAGCGGATTGGGCTTGGTTCATCCGTAGATCACTCCCGGCAGGCCGTGCAGTAGCCCAGCCTCCTCCAAATAGGTTTCGGCCATTTCGGATAAGCCGCCATCCAGTAGGTGTTTTCGCCCATCCAACATCGCCGACTCGTCCAGTGTCACGCTTGCCCCATTGATGGATGCGGTGCTCACCGCAGCCTCCACCCCCATACCACCGGTGATAACAGCCTCAGCGAGACCCCACTCCAGAAACGCACCCACCTGAGCCACGGTGGCATCACGGAGAGCCTCACGCAGATCATCATCAGCAGGCAGACCATTGGGGGTGACAGCGTACATGGCGCGGCGTGTAGCATGCCGCACGCGACTCGTAGCGATGCGCAACAGCCGCTTTAACGTTTCATCACCATCATCAGGCCAAAGCTCCGCAGGAACACCATTCTGCACATCGCGGAGGGAAGCAAATTCAATCATGATCTTTTCTTTCATCTTGCACGAATGGCCCCACCCATACGCGGTGCATGGTGTGAGGCCATTCATAAGCGGGCTGCAATTAGAGGGTCTCAGAAGCCACTGGGGGGACGGTCTTGACATCAGCCTCAAGGGTTGCTACACCCTCAGGGCGAATGACCTTGCCGCCGTAAACGTTGAGTCCACGGATAAGATCAGCGAAACACTTCTCGGAACGCATCGCCTCGATCTTGTTGAACTGGTTGACGAACACCAGAGCTCCTGGAACAACAGCGGTGATGATCTCACGGTTTGCGGTCTTTTCGATGCTGTTGGTGACGATGATGTCAAAGCCCATAGCACGACCCACCATGCCGTTACGGAGGCCATCGGAAGTGCCGGAAGCATTCACGGTGGTGAAGCGCTCATCGGTGAGCAGTGCCGCGTAGAAGCTTGGGCCGACAAACGCGACGCGGCCTTCACGTGGTGCATCAGCAGAGGACAGCTTCGCATCCAGCTTGATCAGCGCCTCGAAAGCAGTGATCTGATTAATGCCGATAGAGCGGGAAGTTTCCGCGATGCTGATGCTGCCGATCTTGTGCTTGGCCTCAGCCTTGAGCAGGCCAGCGATGTACTTGTCGGTCTTGGCTGCGAGCTTCGCAGCGGCTGCACGCATCGCAGGATCCTTGATTGGGCCTGCTGCCTGCACCGCAGTGACATCCTCAACACGGAAGTTGAAGTAATCACCCTTGTCGATCTTCATCTCAGAGCCGGTGAAAGTCAGATCCTCGACATCTAGATCGGCGTTAGCATCATATTCGTTGACGGTGATGTCACCGATAGAAGTGATGTGCAGCGTATCGCCCTTGGCGAGGAGTTTCCCTGCTTGGATCTCCTGACGCGCAACGATGCTGGATTGTGCGAAGCGGGTGGTCTTTGCATATGGCTCCTGGAGAGCCGCCTGCCAGATCTCAGGGATGAATGCGTCAGCGCTAGTGGTGGTGATACCCATTACTTTTTCTCCTTAGGAATTTAGGTTGATCTTGCCCGCTGCCGAGGCCTTATTGATGGCCTCCCAATCCCCCGCAGCTGCGAGGCGTGCCACATCAGCACGAGACAAGGTGGTATTCTTCGAGGCCTCCGCCGCGTTCTCTTTCGGGGCCTGCCCGCTCGATGGCGCAAAATTCCTCGGTTGCAGCGCCGGATAGGCTTCAACCGTCGCAGTGATGATCGCCTCCACATCCTGCGCGAAGGTTTCACTGCTCGGGTTCAGTTTCTCCCACTGGCCACTGCCTTTGATCAGAGTGGTGATCAGATTCGGATCAACACCCTTTGGGGTGCCACCCATAATGGCGCGCTCCACTTGAAAAGCTTGCAGTTCACGTTGTGCTGCGTCTCGCTGCTCGGTGATCTGCTTAATCTGCTCTTCTGGGGTCAGCTCCCCACCAGATTCTTGGCCGAGGACACGTGCCATGCCTTGGCGGATCTCTTCAAGCTGTTTTGCCTGTTCTTCAAGCTGCTTGTCGCGTTCTATCAGCTCCGCTTTGGCGTTTTTGAGCTGGATGCGACGTTCTGCGGCTTCTGCATTGGCGCGCTTGATGCGATCATCCTCCTCCGTGACGGCAACACCAGCGACTGGTTGCGCTTCGGTAGTGCCCTGCACTACTTCTGCGCTATCGGTGGTGGCATCTACTGGGGTGTTTTCGGCTGGTTCTGCTGAGGGTCGCACGTCGCCCATATGTGTTCCTTTGCTCTGATCGGTGATGTTTCACGGGGCCTGCCCGCTCACAGCACATAGAATCCCCCATATCCCCATGCGGTCAGTTATGTGCGTTCACGGTCGTACTGGCGGGTCAGGAACTCATGTGCACTAACGTGCTCACGCTGAGCGGCCTGCCACTTCCCCACCATCGCCTTAGTCTTTGCCTGCTCTGCTGGGGTGACAGCTGCGAGTTGGCGGCGTTTCCACCGGCGGATGTTCCTTTCAATCTCGCGCTGCCGTTGCAGTGCCTCGTATTGCTCGGGTGTGGATTCTGCCACTGGGGGCGGATTCTTCCCCGAAGAATACGCGGTTTCGGTGTGCTTGCAATTCGGGTGTTTGTAGCCGTGTGCTTTAGCTTCTGCCCATGTCGCAGTAACGTTCACCGTCTCCATGTCCCCATCGGGGCCGACGATCATCCGTGGCCCAGCCGGGCCAGTCAGTGCCAGTATTTTCCCCTGATATGGGGCGCACTGTGGTGAGGATGCGGGGTGGGAGCTGATGCGCACGATTTCGTGCCCGTGCTGGATGAATGATCTGATTTTCCCCTCGGTGGCAGCGTTATGTCGGGCTGAGCGGATCGCCATGTCCGCATAGGTGTCGATACGCCACCGGCGGCCACCAGCATCGACCATCGTTGTGATTCCTTTGTCAGCGAAGCGGCGGAGCGCATCCTGCATAACGGTGTGGTGATTAGCTCCGGTGGACACAGCGGATGTGGTGACACGCTGCACGATCCTCCGATACTCATCAACCGTAGAGCGCAAAACCTGTATGTGCTGCTGCCGCAAAGCCGTCTTAGTTTCCACCATCAGCGCCACCACCGCGGCCTGATCCACCACAGGGGCAAACACCGTGCCGCCAGCACGCCACCCCTGATCCCAGCTGCGGGTGACCTCAGCTTCCACCACCGGGTCAATCATTGACCGAGGCACACTGAGTATCCGCTCTAGTTCCCGTGTGATGCGGGTGATTTCCTGCTGCTGCGTATGGTAGTGGGATGCGGTACCCCACGCCCCAGTGGTGAGTGCGTCACGGATCAGAGTGATGACATCGGCTTCTGCGTCACGGTAGGCACGGATCAGGGATCGTAAATCACGATTGTACTGGGGTGTGATAACACCAAGGGGATTCGTCACTGTGACAGATCACCCGCATGTGGTGGCAACATGTCAGCACCCAACGTGAACGGATCCACAGCGGCATTCTCCGCTTTGATCCGCTGCACCTCCAATTCTTTCTCCTGTGGTGTCCACTCGGGGTGTAGGCGCTCGATAGCCGTCTCAATGGACATGACCCGTGAATCACGGAGGGTCTGCACCGCATTCGACCGATCCAATTCAGTCTCCTGCACCGGTTCACGCATCGCCACATTCACTGGCCTTGCTGGCCCCTGCACGCGATGGATACCCGCCTCAATCCACAAGTAGGCGGTCATTAATTCTGACAGTGCGGCACGCCACATACGCGCCTTAATCCGCCACGTATCCAGAGTGGACTTAGATTTGGCTTTCACCTCAGTCGCGGTCATCGCACCAGACACCCCGGAATCATCACCAAGAGTCAATGGGGAGATTCCAACCGCATCCATAATCTGCCGCTGTGTTTTCTCCAACGCGATCACATATTCCTGCACACGCATCTTGAACTGAACCTGTTCCAGCGTGGGCTTCGCATCCGCACTACCGCCCTGTGCCACTGGGAAGATGGTGCGATCAAATTCGAACGAGAGGCCACTACCTGGCGCCCCAACATCCATCAGTTCTTCGGAGATCAGCAGCTTTGATTTAGCGGAGTCCACCTCGTTCATGAAATCTGTCCAGATTTTATCGAGGTCTGCGAATAGCCCACCTGCTGCCGAGATGTCCGACAGCCCGAGGTTCTTCAGCTGTGGATAGTGCCGCCACTGATGCACACCCTCACGATTCGGCAGAACACACGCGGTGAGATACGGGGTGCCAGTGTCGATGCCCTGCTCTGCGTCCACAACGTCGGCGAGGTAAGCGGCATCGGGGTGATCCACATATGGGCGCTGGTGCCCAATATTCTCGGCCTCACCAGCGTATAGGGCGTATTCCACACGCCCCGCCTTGTGGAGCTGCAGGAGCCGCCACACATGCTTATCGCCTTCGAGGTCTGTGAGGCGATCCCAGAAGATTATCTCCGTGGGGCGGCCCTGTGACCATGTGATCACTGCCTGATCTGGGTCTACCCATTCGATCCATGGGTGCTCGTCCACGGTGGTGTCCCACACGATGCGTGCGAGTACCCAGCCGAGCCCGGATGAGCGCACTGCCGCCTGATAAAGGTCAGCAGCGAACCGGTCACTGCTGGTGGCGTGATCTAACGCATTCACTAAAACCGTGTTGTTCTCATCATCAGGGTGCACTGTGATGCGTGGTGGTTCACCCACCATCAGCCCCGCGCTAACAGCTGCGATACGGGCAGGGAAAGGCAGGTGCCGTTGGATCGTGGTGTTCCCACGTGTGGGGCGTGGCTTCCCGTAGATAGCTCGGGCAAGACTGCCACCTATACCACCGTTGAGCTGCCAGTTAGTACTCACCGGTGCGTTATTCGGTGTGGGGCGATCCGCTGCGGTGTGCTCGTTGATTAGGTTGACATCGCCGATGAGCAGGGCGTGATCGTGCTTGATCTGATCGAAAGCTTTTCCGAGGTGTTGTGGTGGCCATGTGGTTTTTGGTGCTGGCATTCCCATATTTTTCTCCCGTTTTGTGGTGGTGTTCTGGTGGGGAGTGTTGCATTTTTTGGTGGCGGTCAGTGGGTTTTACCAGCACAAACACCACGTTTGAAAAAACGACTTTACGAGCAGCCTAATTACCCCAGTGCGATCTGCTTGCGCCATAGGTGGCGTGGAGAAAACACTGCATAGCGCAAAGCGTCACAGTGGTCATCGTTTTCTTTGATCGGTGCGTCTTTCCCCCGGTTCGATGCTTTGGTGTCCCACCGGTAGCCTACGATCTCTTCAATGAGCTTTTTGCAGCTGGTGTCGATAATGAGTTTCCCTGCGGTGAGGAGGCTATCGACGGTACGGATACCATCAAGGACGTGGTTATCGGCAGCGTGGTTGGTGATCCTGCGTTGCTTCAGTTCCTCACGGAATGATGCGGCGGCGGGATCGCAGTAAATGAACCTTGGCCGCGTGGGGAGCGTTTTCAACCATTCTTCGAGGCTGTCCGCTAGCTGGGAGTCAGTGAGCCTGCGACGTGTCCCACCTGTGGTGTTCGGTGACCACTCACGGTGCACGCACAATCTGCCTTTTTGATCCATGCCCACCGCGTAACCGGCAGTTGGGTGATTGGTGCCATAGTCGATACCCACAGCAAGAATATGCTCCACATGCGTATCCTCCACCATCGTTTCCTGATCCCACGCCTCATAGATCGCACCCTCGGCGACAGCCCACTCCCCCAGGATCATCCGCCGGTAGAAAACCCCAGAGTAGGAGGCTCGCATACGTGCACGGTACTCAGGCGGCAGCCCAGGGTTATCATCCATCGTGAAAAGCCGTGAATATGTGTCGGTCTCTTCAGCACGGTCGATAAAGTCGGTCTTGAGATAGTGCGTCGGTGTGGCTGGGTTCGTCGTCGCAAACACCCTCGGTGGTAGTGGATTCCCCACGGCGCGCATTCGTGACCAAATCATCTCCCACACAGGCTCGGGGCACAGTGTCAGCTCATCATAAAAAACCAGCTGGTAGGTGCCACCACGGATACGACCCTCAGCGCCCACATCGTTGACACCGATGACGGTCACCTCACGCCCAAAGATCTTCGCACTGGGCTGCCTCCTGCGGTAGAAAATGTATGGGGCGGCGGAGGCAAAAATCGGGCTGGTCATCAGCGGCTCAAAGATGTTCTGATACACCGAATCCAGTGTTTTCCCCATGATCACGATGGAACCATTCGGCCCCGCGGTTTTAATCTCACCGAGCATCATCATGAGCCACCCAAACGTTTTCCCAGATGACACTGACCCGTACCAAATGTTCAGTGAGTGTGTGGACTCCTTGATCGCCTCAATCTGCCCCGGGGAGAGTCTAAACCCCATCCTCGATCCCATCATCCTCGCCGGTCTGGGTGTCACGGATCGCGGCCATGAGATCTGCAAACTCCTGGCCGGAGGTCACGTTGACATCGAGTTTCACGGATCCCTGTAACCCCCATAGGTCGGACAGTTGTTTGTTGATGTCGAGGCACAGGCGTGCCGCTTTCAGGTCACCTTCACGGGCCCGTTTCCAGTACACGAGGTGGAGTTTGTTGAGGCGGCGGTCAACCTTCCTAAAAACATTCTGCGCCACATCAGGGATCGCTTCCTGCATGGCACGGTTGTAGTCATCCCTCGCACGGGTCTGGGATATCCCAAGGTGCTTCGCAATGACATCAAAGGTGGCACCATCCTCGTGCAGCTGGACGACCTGTTGGGCTCGCTTCGCACGCTCGGCAGTCATTCCACGTTTGGACATATTTTCGTCTCCATTTTGGTATTTGAGCAGTGGTTCAGGGGGCAGCTGTGTTCCACCCCTTATCCGTGGGTAGTCAGTGTCCCGACACCCGGTTGTCCAGGAGGTATTCGAGGGCTTCCTCTGGGCTATCGAATCCATTGGATAGGGCGAGCCATTGCTGTGCTAAGTGGGGTGGGAGTTGCATGCGGATGGTGATGAAGTCTTCGTATGGGTCGGGGCTGTGTTCCTCTGGTGCGAGTTCTTCCTCTTTCATGCTGGCGATGAGGTCTGCTAGGTCTTGGTCGGTGTATCCGGTGCCTGTGAGGTCGGGTAGGTCTTGGAGGATGTCGAGGAGGGTTTCGTCGTTGTAGGTGGCGAGGTCTGATGCTCGGTTGTCTACGGTGACGATGCGTGCGAGTTGCTCTTCGGTCACGTCGATGACCCAGCAGTCGGCGGTGGGTGTGCCCAGTTGTTGCAGCGCTTTGAGGGTGTGGTTTCCGCATGCTACTTCCATGGGTCGCCCTGTGTGCGTGCCACGGTTGACCACTAGGGGTTTGTAGACGCCGTTTTGGATGATGGAGTCTGTGATGACATCTACATCACCTTTGCGGGGGTTGCGGTGGTAGTAGCGGAGCTGCTGGGTAGGGTGTGATTCTAGTTTTCCGTCCATGATGAGACGATCATCCCAGCTCACACCCTGCGGTCGGTGTGTTACTCCTCTTCGTCTAGGGTGTCGAAGTTGACGAGTTCCACGTCCCCTAGTCTCTCTGCTGCGCGCTTACGATCACCTTTGGCGAAGATCACGATGTCTTGGTGGACTCGTGTGAGTGTGCGGGTGGATGTGAAGGATCGTGCTGCTCGGAGTTGCGCTGTCCCCATGGGGTTGACCAGTACCATGTCGTTGACGTACGACCAGCCTGTGGGGGCGGCGTTGATCATGCATCGCTTCATGTCGCGGAGTGCCCCGTGTTTGTCTCTGACTGGGCCGATGACGAATGCTGCGAAGCGGTCGTTGGCGAGTGCCTTGTCGGCTATGCGGAGGGTGTTTGCCATGGCCTCGTCGAATTCTTCGGTGGTGAGTGTCGATAGGTCGCTGGGGTCGTCGGAGTAGGTTTCTAGGTCATAGTAGGGTGGGCAGCCGATGATCATGTCGAATGCTCCCGCTGGGTGGTGTCGCATGGTGTCTCTACTGTCACCTGTGATCCACTGTGGTGGGTGGGCGCATTCAGTCTGGTCGTATGTTCCCCATTGGTTGGTGTTTTCTTCTACCTGCTCTGGGCGTAGCTCGTGCCCAACGTATTGGCGGCCTACTGCTGCGGATACGATGCCACGGACGCTACCACCGGCCCACGGGTCGAGTACCCTGTCGTCGCGTTTACTGAACCACGCTAGGAGGAGTTCTGCTAGTACGGGGTCGAAGGTGCTGGTGCCACTGCCGTTAGTAAATGGCTTCAGCTGGTCTTGGTAGTTTTCGGCGATTTCTTTGTCGGTGATATCAGGGTGTGTTTTGCGCGCTTTGCTTTTGATGTCGAACCAGTTGGAGTAGAGGTTCGCCCCGTGCGTGTAGATCATTTTGTCGCGTCGCCCTTCGAATGATGCGATGCCTTTTGCTGTCCATGCTCGCTTGCGTCCTTGCCATTCACCTGATCGGGTGTTGATGACGGTGACTGGTGGGACTCCGAAGCGTTCGGAGAGTGTTGCGGCCTGCCCACTGTCATCGTCGTCGTCACTAGTGTCTGTGCCGTCGTCGATGTTGCCCTCATCGCCTGGGAGGGTGCCATCGGTAGTTTCGAGGAGCTCGGATAGGTCGTCGTAGTCATACCCTGTTCCGTCGAGGTCATCGTCTACGGTTTCGAGGAGCGCTACGAGCGCATCTGTGTCGTAGTCACCGAGTTCTGCGGTGCGGTTATCTGCTAGGACGATCTTTGTGGCGCGCTGATCGTCTACATCGACTTCCCACACGTCTACGGTTTGCCATCGTGGATCCTCGGGGTTTTGTTCCGCGAGTCTCCGCATGGCTTCTAGGGTGTGGTTGCCTGCTAGTACCTCTAGTGGGCGGCCGGTGTAGGTGCCTTTATTGACGTAGATGGGCCGGTAGACCCCGTTGGCTACGATGCTCCCCATGATCGCTTCCACGTCTCCTCTGCGTGCGTTTTTGTGGAAGCGGTTGAGCTCAGTGAGAGCGTATTGGGCGTGTCGGCCGATATTCATGGTGGAGGTCATAGACCATGAACGTATAGGCGATAATGCGCGGTCAGTCACCGAATTCTGTTTCGGCACTTCTCCTTGTTGTCCTCCCCCATCTTTTGCACATATTCATCCATGAGATGATGAATGTGGTTTTTAAAGCGCAGGTAAAGGTCACGGTCTAATACCGTGTGTGGGTTTCTGATTGCCCCTTGGCTCATCTTATGAAACACCCTGCGTGCTCCCTTGTTTCCCCCGACTCCGTTGGATGATGTTCTTTGGATGACGAGGGAGGCTGATTCTGGGAAGATTCTTTGAAGTTGAACGGCTCGCTCGTTGTTGTAGTTGTTGCGCATGCCGGATTTTGATTTGAATTCCTTCATGTACTTCCATACGGTGACGATTATCGCGGTCGTGTTGTCGGCACGTTTGCCGTATTGGAATGCGTGCGTAATATCATCCTCGAATGGGCCGTACCAATGTTCGCGCCTGTCCCCCACTTTTTCAATGAAGCATGAGTATGGGAAGCCTGTTCGTGATAGCTTTTTGTCAATCTTCCCGATTGACGCTAGCTGTGCTCCGACCATGTGACCGTTGGTGGATAATGCTACGGCGGCGAGGCTGTCCATCACTGCGGCCATTAACCCTTGCTCTTTTGCTATCGACAGTCCTGTTTTTGTGTTATTAGCGAGCATGACGGAGCTGATGTTGTCGTCGAGTTGGAGCACACCCCAGCAGCCGCGGCGTTCTGCTTCTAAGCATGCCCATTCTCGACCCACGAACGCGCCGAAGAATGTTCCGGGCTCGTAGGGGGTTGGTTGCATCCAATGCTCCGATGCGTACTTTTCCGCCCAGTCCATGGGGTAAACGCACAGGTCATTGTCATCATGTTCGTACCCGGGTGCGTCTTTTTCGGACACGACCCACACCACATCTGCTACGCCTGCTTCTTTGAGGTTTTCAATTAGTTTCCGTGTGGGGCGCTGTTTTAGTTCTGGTCTCCCACCTGTGATTACGGCGACGAGTAGGCCTGATCTTTGCTCATCGCTTGTAACGAACATCGATGACCTCTTCTCTCTCAATGAGCAGCTTTTCGATCTCTTTCTTATCTTCTTCAGTTCTGCACACGACGGTCAGCGCGTGGCTCATTTTGAGCATGTCGTCTGTGGTTTCGTTCAGCGATAGATCAGCAATGTCTTCCAGTTCCCCTGTCTCTGCGTTGATTTCGTCGAATTGGTTGAGGATTCCTTGCCAGTCAGCTAATCCGAGTTCATCTGAGAAGTCGTCTGCGAGGTCTTCTAGTTGATCGACGAGTTCGGTGAAGTCCCACGTTGTGTAGTCGCTTGTGCGGTTGTCGGCGATTCTGAATGCGTCTGCTTCTGATTCGGTTAGGTTGTCTGCGACGATCACTGGCACTGAGGTGAGCTGTAGATATTGCGCTGCTTGGTATCTGGTGTGCCCGGCTATGATTATGTGGTTTTTATCAACGATGATGGGTTGCTGCCATCCGAATCTTTTGATGCTTTTTGCGGTTATTTCCACCGCTTTGTTGGTGATTTTTCGGGGGTTTTTCCCGTGTGGTTTGATGCTTTTCAGCGGCAGAGTTTGTGGTGTTCCGAGTGGGTGTATTTTCTCTGACATGGCGCGGAATGTACCCTCCACCCGCTGCGGTCAGTATGGCTATGTTAAAGCCGCATACCTAGAATACTTCCAAGGTATGCGGCTGCGATGACCGAGCTTGCCTATTTCTCGACCTCACACGTTCCGGCATGCGATCCGTTGATTGCGGCGCTAAGCACCTTTGGGAACCCAAATTTAAGCCGCAGATCATTAGGAAGAATAATTCTTGCCGAGTGCAGCGAAGTGTCTATATGCGCATCGACATTGTGCACCCCAGTACCGTCGTAAAGCTCGTATTTAACCTCAGCTACCGATGCGCTAGGGATAGTTGCATATACCACGCCGTGATCGAACATTGCTTTTAGGTTGTAGGATTCGTAGGCCGACATTTCTGGGGTGAAATAAAAATCGATACCACCGTCTCTGAACGAGACGTTTTTTAGCCCCACGTCGCCGTCTTTGGTGTTGACCATCCTCGTTTTGCACTCGTGCAGATCCGAGCCGGATGGTGCTGCAACGTTTTCATTCGTGCGGTAGGCGGGTACAGATGGCGCATCCGCTTTATTAGAACTTCCGTTTCCGCATGCAGTGGCGGTGAGGATAGCGACAGCACCGGCGACAGCGGCTAAACGCTTCATGACTAATGACTCCTAGCGTGGGGCAAATGAGGGAAATCGTGCCACTACAGCGCGGCGGCACGATTCAAAGAGTAGCGGATCCGCTGACGGGATTGCCCCAGCTTCTCCCCCACCTCAGACTGGGACAGGATGCGGGAGGTCACAACATCGTGGATGAGGAGGTCACGCTCATCACGCAGATCGTTCACCCGTTCCAGCAGGTTGTTGATCTGTGCTTCCAACGCGACGAGTTTCTGCACTTTAGGGTGGTCGTCCAGTCCTGTGATTCGGATGGTGAGGGGACGCACCCCCCATTGCTCGGCGACTGCCTCGATGATCTCATCGGGTGTGGGGTCGGCCTTGGTGATGCCTAGTTTTTCGGTGAGGTCGGTGAGGTTTTCTGCTTGCATTTCGTGGGTGCGGCGGGTGGTGTAGGCGTTGATCATGTGTGTTCCTTTACTGCTCGTGTAAAAACGATTTTACACTATGTGTTTTGCGTTGAGATCCACTCCCGCAACTCCACAAGCTCGGGAAAGTCCACAGCTGGGAGGAACGCTAACCCCCCGTTGGTGTTGTAGATGCGGAGTTCATTCTCGATGATCGCAATGATGTCAAGCTGGGTGTTTCGTGGGATCACGCACCATGACTCTTTGATCAGGTTGATGATCCTGCTGAGGTTTGTTCGGGTGTGGGATAGTCCGTAGCAGAGGAGGTGTGGGAGAACCCATGAGGGGGCTTGTATCATGATTGCGCTCCATGAGGTGGTGAGATGATAAGGGTAAGCCCCCGACGTGGCGGTCAGGGGCTTACTTGTCTAGCGTGCTAGTTTTCGATGATGCGTACGGCGGTGTCAAAGTTGGTCATTCCACAGGCTCCCAGTCAGCAACGAAGCGGCGAGTTTTTCCCTCAATTCCGCTACCCGTACGAGCAACCTCAGTCACCTTCTTTGACCACTCTGCGTACTCGAGCGGCTCCCCACAGGGTTCACCATCTTCATTGAAGATAAGGCCTGACTCGCCCCAGCCGCCGTACTCTGATGAATCATCGACCCAATCAAAAAATTCAGCGGCTCCTTCTTCCCACCTCCCCGGCATCGGGGCACCCTGCGGTGTCCATGCGCGGGGTAGGTCATCCCGTAGAGTGAGCATGTCGAGAGGGGTAAAATGTGTGTGCCCACCCCCAGCATTATCGAACGCTGGCCACAACACCTGCACCAAAGAACTGCGGCGTTTCACAGAATATAGCGTTTTGCGGATGATACCGAGCGTACCGGTGTTTGATTCCACCCACATGCCGCGTGAAGCATCAAGCTGCTCTGGGGGCATATCAGCAAGCGAGGTCATGATTCCTCCACCCCTTCCACATCAGTGACGTACCTGCGCACGATGCGGAATTTTTCTTTTTGCGCATACGGTATAAGCACGCGGGCTTGCTGGGCTGACCAGAACCACCTCGCAAGGTGGGGGGTAATCCGCCAATCTCCGTGCTCGTTGAGGTAATACCAAAAAAAAAAACCGCTACTAGACTGCACCTGCACCGCGTACTCCGCTTGCATCCCAGCGATGGTTTCCGCAAGCACAGGGGCAGCGGCGATAAGGTCATGATCAGGCTGCGGCCCATCTTCGCCATCATCTGGGAAATCGAAAATTTCCCCATCCTCGGAATCTTCTTCCACGATTGACACAAACGGCGTGTTGCTAATGGCATACCATGGGCCGGGCGTGGTGTCTTTCAGCAGCTCACCAGCTTGTTCTGGGCTTACCATTCTTGTTTCTCCGGTTCTGTAGCAAATCGCGTATAGAGGTCAACCTGGCAGCCTCTTTTTCTGCATTCTTCGGCCACGCTGTTCCTAAGACTTTCAGTGCCGTACCAGTGCCAGCCGTCAGATAAAACAACGTCCGTCGCGTTTCTTGATTCAGAAATATGAACCCCGAACTCTCTTTTTGCTGTAGTTACCCATCTCGCCTCAATTTCTTCAGGGGCGAGCTTGATCCGGTTGCGCTTGCGGTACTCAGCTAGAGAGTGGCGTGCTTCCGTGGCCTCTTCGTAGGTGTCGAACCACACAAAACCATGATGAATGGTCTGCGTGCCCCACTGCTGATTCATAAACGAGTCATTCATTTCTTCTCCTTAACGTGTGCTGAATAAAGCGCCAATGCGAGGGGCTTTAGATACCTGTGGGGGATGATGATGTCCTCGTCGCGGCAGTAAACGACATACCCATAATCGGATTCAACGGCCCCCACATATCCATCGATGTAGGCTTCATGCTCGTCGATTCTGGGCAACACAACTTCCACGGTGCGGGCCTGACGGTCTGCGTAATCCATCGCCTCACGCCACGACGTGAAGTTCCCCAGCCATCGCCCATCTTCATTTACGGCTACCCACGGCAGTTGATTCCGCACGCGCTGGCTAATGCGACGAACTCTCACCCGGCTCATGGCTCCACCACCGCCACCACAGTGAAATATCCGATGGAGCTGGACATGGCGTAGTCACTTATCTCGTGGTCGGTGTAGGATTCTCCGTTGTATAGCCAATCATCGTCGCCGCGTTTTGTGGCGGTGGCGTAATCGCCGCAGTGGTCGTATATGACTGTGCCCACTGGGGCCGCCTCAAAATCCTGCGCTGTGCAGAGTTCACGCCCCACCCACTCGCTCACCACAGGCGTTTCCTGAGGCTCTTCCCCAGGCCACACAAGGCGAGGCAAATCCAAAAACGGAATAACCTCGTCCAGGTTAGGGAAGATCAGCTTTCCCGACTTTGAAATAAGCTGCGCAGTGCGTTCACCATCATCAATCCTGAATAAAACAAAAGGTTCTGAGTGCCCGATCACATAACATTGCGCCATGTGGCAATTCTCTCGCTCGGCAGGCTTCATCTGGGCCAAATACTTCAAGACCTGCTCAAAAACCGTGGGGTAGAGATCCTCACCCCAGCGCAACACACGAGCGGGGAGGCGCTTCTTGACGTAGCCCTTCATTGACTGCGTTACGATCGCAAAAATCGCCCCTGACGTTGTTTCAACAACCGTCCCATCCGGGGCATTATCAACATCCTCAACGGTTTTGAGAACAGTTAATGGTTTAGTCATTTTTTCGTCTCCATATGAATCACATCAACCTTGATAAAGCCGCTATCATCCATGCGCCGCAGCATCTCAGCCGCTTTCTCCACAATCGCAACACTTCGATGCCACCCACCTTCACAAAAAACACACAGCGTTTTATTCGTCAGTGCCCATACGGCGGCGGTGATAGCCTTGCGCATAACTAGTTGTTCATCCTCGGCGACCATCGCTTCCCACACCCGTGGATCAGTACCAAAAAGGTCTTGCACTATGGGGCTAGGATCCGGCAGATCGCGTACGTCGAGGCAGATCATTTCTCCCCGCACGAATGCCGCCATCTTCTCATTGCATGAGTAAATAGAAATATTCATTTTCTTACTTCTCTGCCTTTTTGATCCGGTCGAATTCTTCCTCCATGCCCCGGGTTTTCTGCCACTGACCAGGATCAACCTTGATTGGATCACCATCAGGGCTGAAAGCGCGTTGGTGATCAGGTAAAAGGGTCAGCTGATCAGGGGCCATCCAGCGAGCAAACCCCAACCTAGGCAAGAGCACATACGCGCCGTCTTAGTCAAAATCAAAAATGATCCCCTCAAAAACATCCCCACCGATACCTTTTCCACGCCCCCACATGCCTTTGCAGGCCTCCCATTCTTCCTCTGGGAGATCGGAAAGCTTCACCTCGGATACTTCACGGGCTTCTTTAAGTCGGTGTTTCCGCGAGTCGTTCCACCGTTCGATAGCTTTTCCGATGTCACCGTTGTAGTGGTCAGTGAGCAATTCCAGCTCGTGTTTCTTATGGTCGATGATCTCGATCCCATCGACTGGTTGCCCGGAGCTGATCCACTCGATCAGGTCACGATCACTGAATCGGTATTCGTAGAAGGTCTTGCCGAATTTGTCGGTTGCAGTAGTGCGTGTCCAGTCAATGTCACCGTTGATACGTGCCTTGTCGAGCCGGTTTGGGTCGATAATGTAGTGGCAGGCGGCTTCGTCGAGCGTGAGGTCTTTCATTATTTCCGCTGCTTTACGCATGTCGTGTTCCTTTACTGTCATTTGTTGGCTATTGCGGTAGCCGGTGTGAGCTATTGGGGGTTGCGGCCCCCTTTATGTTGCTCACATTGATAACTGTAGTACACATAGTACTTTTTGTAAAGTTATTTTTACAAAAAGGGTGTTTGTGCAGGTTATCCCACACAAACACCCTTAAAGTAGTAACGTTTAGACCCTAGCTAGCACTGAGAATTAGGCAACAGCCCAGCACCTTAACCGTTTTAGTCATTTTGATCGCCGTTCAGGCGGCCTACAGCCATGAGCATTAGGTCAATCGCGGTCCGGGGATTGTCTTTATCCACTCGGATTTCAACAGCCGAATACCCGCCGGAAATGTGATTAATTTCAATGCGCTGCTGATCTTGAAAATCAAAACTGGCATAGAAACCAGCATAAAATTTTCCCGATTTGAAACGCACCCCAAAGTGCGGGGCATATGACTTGCAACCCTTTTTCAAAAAGATTTTTTTCTTCCCCAACGACTCCGCCATCAAATCAACAACATGCTGCGCATTGGCATGGAAATGATCAAGATCCGTGACTTCGGGTTCCATCATGGCAAGTAGTTTCTTTTTCAGCTCAGTATCCGGCTCATCAGCGAGCAGCCTTTTTAGCTCACTCTCGGTAATATTTTTAGACATTATTCTCCTCGTTATTGTGTACGCCGACCCACTCGGCCCTGACTCCACCATGGCGCTTTACACCACGTGAGCAGCCATAACCTACTTTTCGGATGAGCCCCTGCCGTGACCATGAATAGAACAGTCCGCCAATGGCGTTCGGGTCTGTGGGTTCGCAATCACCAAGGAGTTCGCGGAGGTCATCAGCAGAGAATCGGCGGTGTGTGCGTGCAAGGTATTTCATGGCGGAGTCCGCGGCCCTGTGCCAGTTACGGTGCACAGCTATTTGCGCGTAGTAGGCGCGTTCTGATGGGTGCAGCTCTTCAATGTCCCCACCCCCTGCAAAGAGGGTGGGTTCGTAATCTTTGGCCATTCGCCTACCGCTTGTGGTAGCGGTCGTAGGCATCCGCTTCCCAGCTGTCATCCTCGATGTCGTCGTCCTCGTCATCAAAGCCGAAGTATCGATCTGCCATGAGGTCGTTGTGGCGGTCGTATGGGTCACTCATTGTGTGTTCCTTTACTGGTTGTGTCCAACTTTGCACCGTTGCGGCGGTGCCGTACGTACTAACTATAGCGCGTACTAGTCTATTTTGTAAAGTCGATTTTACATTTTGTGGGTGAGGAAGAACTCGATAGCGCGCCCCGTACGGGTCAGGTGCACCACGCCATCATCGCCACGGGCGGCGTACCCATCGGCGATTACACGCTCCACCCCACTGCTTGAGCCGGCTAGCTGGTGCGTACCCGCCCCGATATTCAAGATTGCAGCTTTCACGGTCTTGGGGAACATCCGATCATCCAGCACCACACGAGTGGGGAGAAGGCCGCGGCTCTCCAGACGCTCCCAGATCCAACCGGCAGGGTCATCCTCCCCTTGCCCTATCGCGTCGGTGATACCAGCGCAGATAGCCCGCCAGATTGACTCCCTGAGCTGCGGAAAGTAACTTTTGGCCACTATTTGCGCCCTGTAGATCCGAAGCCGCTCTCGCCGCGGCTTGTTGCTGACAGCGGTTCCGATTGACGGCAGAAGAGCACTCGCGGTAGCTTGCGGATCACGATTTGGCAGAAGCGTTCCCCCGGTTCGATCATCACAGTCTTTTCGCCGGTGTTCCGCACCACGGCGATGATCTCCCCGCGGTAGTCTGCGTCGATTACACCAGTGGAGTTAGCAAGAACGAGGCCGCGCTTTGCTCCGAGCGATGAGCGAATATGCAGGTAGCCGCCATATCCGTCTGGGATTGCCATGCGTACACCGGTGCCGATTTTTGCAGTTTTGCCGGGGAAGATCACAATGCGCTTCCCAGTGCCGTTCATGAGATCGGCCCCCATGTCGGTGATGTGTGCGCGTCGTGGGCATAGCTCGGTTGAATCCGCCGTGTAAGACACCGTGCGTGGGTTCTCGCGGGAGATGCGGCTATCGATCAGATCGATTAAAAGGCGACGAGGGGAGATTGAGAAGCTCATCGGGATATTCCTTCCATGTCGTGATTGTCACCCAAAGGCCAGTGTCGATGCCTTTGGTGTGGCGGTAAATGATTGGTTCAGGTTTTGCCATGAACTGGGGGGTGTCATCCTCGACTAGGCCGTATTCGACGAGGCCATCACAGATTGGCTTCAGTGTGGAGACGAGGTTGTCAGTGTCCCGGCGTCGGTTATCGCGGGGCACATAGTGCAGCTGAATCCTAGAAAAGCGATTGCTGGTGGCGATGTGGGCTGTGTCCGCTAGGGAGGCCACAGTTTCCCGGATCGCCTTGATCTTTTTTGCCTTTGCCATCCGCGCCCCGGGTGTCTGTCCGCCCTGATTCATCGACAGTGGCGGGCTCGGATAAGGAAGTTTTATAGTCACTTCGGCAGTTGGTGCAATAGCCTCGTGCGTAATGCATGACCCACCCCTCGGGCAAAGACTCCTCCGGGTTGCGGTTCCAAGCCCCCATCGGCTTTCCGCATGATTTGCACTGGTCACCGATCTTTGGCCTTTCAATATGGTCATGATATGTGGGGACTGGGACACCCGCTATTTCTGCGAGCTGCTGAGCCGTCCACACATCCCCTGTGCAGAGAACCCCCGCTTGGATCACTCCGGTGGCTGGGCGCGTGTAATTCCGGTCGAGGGAGTCGCCAGTGTGAAGTGCGTCTTTGGCGCATTTCGTGAGGATTGGGCAGGCTCTACAGGCGCGTTTAGCGGCTTTTGCCTGTGGTGATCCGATGCGAGGGTTCGTGAACTGCTTGGGTTTTCTGTGGCATGGCACGGCCCAAACCGGGTGTGGGGTTTTTCGGGTTTTGAATCGTGATGTCATGCCGTTTTTCTATGATTTAGGTGAAGAATTTTATCGAGGCCTCTAGCTGGCGTATTAGTGCCATGGCCTCGGCTTTTGTGAGATCCGTTTCACCGTGCTCGGTGGCGAGCACGATGCATTGGAAGCCGTCTTGTGGATCCTCAAAGTGGGTTGCGATTGCTTGCACGGCGGTGTCCTCCCTGATTGGTTCGATCGATTCCACATATTTTAGAACACTAGTGCGAACAAGTACCCCTTTTTGCGGCGTACGCCACTAGAACGGCGGCTCAACAGCTCCCGTAGAACTAGCAGCTGAGGCACCACTCCACGAGCTATTGCGCTGCCCACCAGCCTGACCCTGCTGGCCCGGCCATTCTTCAGAATTGCCAAAAGTGTTCGAACGATTACCGGAGCTACCATTGCCTCCGTTCCGCATCACCTGCGCGGTAGCGAAGGTGAGATCAGGGCCAACCGCATCGACCATCATGGTCATGACCTGTGATGGCCCATGATTGGACTGCCATTCTTCGAGGCGCATATTTCCGGTGACGATCACACGATCACCCTTCGCTAGGGAGTTCGCTAGATTCTCAGCGACGCGACCAAACGCGGTGCATTGAATCCACACTGTGGGACCATCAAAGAAATTGCCGTTAGCGTCCTTTTGGCGCTCCGACCAGCTCACAGAGAATTTTGTATAGCACTTCCCACCATTCTGGGATTGCTTAAGTTCAGGGTCTTTGCCGAGGTTGCCGACGATAGCGATATAAGCCATTAGTTCTTTTTCTCCAGGTCGATGCGGGCGCTGTAGACGATTGATGAGAGAACGGGGAATGCTGGCGCGATTCTGACTAGCTGCGGGCCACCGGCTTTCATCATTGCGGCGACTAGTAGCCCGTCGAACGATTCTGGCCGATGTCCGTCGAGATAACGATCAACGAGGCGTTGGCAATAGTCGTGGTCGTCGAGGGTGAAGCTTTCTTTCGTCATGCTTAGCTCCACATCGCGACCATCATGAGGACGAGGTAAAAAGCTGCAACTCCCACAAAGACAGCGGATGCGTTGTAGGCCCATTCGGCAATTTTGCGTAAGCGTTCCTCTTCGTAAACATCAACGGCGACCGCTAGGGCAGTGAGGTCTTTTTCTTCTTCTTTTGTCATTTCGTGTTCCTTTTCGGTTTTTGATCCGTTGCGGCGGATCGTGACATACCCCAATTTAGTACGCATAGTGCATTTTGTAAAGTCATTTTTACCATAGTTGCATTTTGCACTGATCAGCGTGTGTTTTCGTGGGCTGCCACAGGTAGGGAAGCCCACGAGTAAAACCCACTATTGATGCGCATGGCAGTGGAGTTTTCCACCTAGCGCCATGCGCTTCATGTGGGGAATCCTCCGGGTCTCGCCATGCTCGGCACACGGGGCACCTGCCACCGCCCCGCAGGTGGTGCAGTGCACCTTGATCGCAAACCGGTAAGCGTCAGCGTGCAAGTCGTCACCCAGCAGCCGTGCAGGTTGCGGTGCAGCAATTTCCCCACGCACCGGCTTATCGAGGCGCATACGCTTCGCCTCCGCGAAGATCGCTGCCAACTTCATCCGAGGGGGCTCACCATCGCGCATGAATCGACGCTGCAGTGCCTCGATCAGCTCCTCACGGGTGTAGTCGCCACGTGCAATAGCGGATGCCCACTCTGTGAGCACGATTTTTGATGGGGCTGGTGCGGTCGAATCGTAGGCGGCTAGCCTGCCGATCAGCTCGGTCGCCGTTTGAACATGTTCTTGGGTGAAGTTGCTCATAGCCCGTTCTCCGCCGTGATTTCGTTCATCATCTGCACGAGGGTTGCTGCACGAGCGTCAGCCCCCTGCAATCCGGCCCGTGTACCGCCGTGGTGGCCTGAGCTGTAGCGACTGGGCTGTTTTCCAGCCTTGCGGATCCAATTCCGCCACGTAGCGTTCCAATCGCGTTTGCGTCCACGAGCACCAGACACCCCACGCCAATAATCAACAAACACCAGATGCTCCTGCCACAGATTGAGATGTGGGAACTCTGCCTGCATCGCATCGATCACCTGACGGTCAGGCTCCCACCCCTCAGGGAGGAAGCAGCCGCGGCTCGCCACGGTGGCAGCCTTAGCCGGTACCACTGGGGTGGATGGCTCGATCACGGCTAGCTCCCCAGTCGGCTCGTCGCCCCCCTTGGGGGCAGAAACACCCGTAGGGGGTTTCGGGGGATTTTTTTTAGTTTTTATTGTTCTTATTAAGGGGGTCAAATTTGTACACTCGGTTTGACCTGCGGAAACATCCCCTTCTTGCTGCTCATCACCGTTGCTCAAATTTGTACACACGGTGCCACCTGCAACTTCACCCTGTTTCTGCTGGTCGCCACCGGTGTCCATATTTGTACACACGGTATCGGCAGGTTTTCCCGCTTTTCGTGGTACACGCGACCCCGGTACAGGCTCCGAAAAGATCGTGTATTCCACAGCGTTAAATCGACCATCGGGTCCCTTGGATTGAGAGCGCACGAGATACCCCGCGTCCTCCAGCTCCTCCAGAGCACGCCTGATAGTGCCAGCGGACACCTCCAGTGCCTCAGCGATACGGTCACGAGTTAACATCCACCCAGACCGGCACGACATCAAGTAGCCGTAGATAGCCTTAGCGCGGAAAGACAGATCGGCGCGCTGAAAAACGTCATTGGAGATCATCGTGAAGCGATCCTCCAACCGCGGCCCATGCCTAAGCGTGATCATCGCTGCACCTCCCAGCCGCCATTAGCGTCATAGACCACCATTTCTCCACGACGCAGCACCGGAACCAACTCAGGCACATCACAATGCCGCGACACTGATAACCCGTAGCGCTTCGCTGCACGATCATTCGCGTGAATCCACAGGTGGCAGGGCACACAGACCCCCACCAGATTCCACACGTCATGACCGCCTCCCCGGGATCGGAAAAGGCGATGATGCAAGGCTCCAACACGTCCAGCGCAACTAGCCTCGGGCACACATGCCTCGCATCTAAATCCACTCCGGGCAAGCACAGTAGCCCGCGCAGCAGGGGGAATATTTAATTCGCGTTTAGCCATGATTTTCAACCCCCTGACGTGACCACCAAGGGCGATGTCCGAGGTGAAACCCCCTGCCCGTGGGGCACTTATAGACCCCCACATCTGCGGGTGTCTGGCGACGCGCATGACGTGCATCAGCCCGCGTATCATACAAACGTTTCGGACGGCCATCAGACGAAACACACTGGTCGCACGTCGTCCACATGATCACATCTTTACTTTTCCTGCTCATTTTTTCGTGTTCCTCTTACCCAGTGCGGTGGGCGTGCAAAAGAAAATCGGGAGGCCAGATTAAGGCCTCCCGATGGTTGGTCAGTAAGCCTATCCCCACTACCGAAGTGGGATTAGCTCACCCTCGATGACCTCGCCTACGGCTGCGACACCATCTGATGGAAGCGGGTTTCCAGCAGGGTCGGTTTGCTGGCGGGTCTGCGATTCCGGGCGGCCCTCACCAGCCTGCTGCTGATTGAGGATTGCGCGGCACTTCTTACCCGCCGCTGCCGCCAGCTGCTTCCCCTCCTCATCCCCAGCTTCGTTACAGATCCTCCACAGTCGGCCCAGGCCATCCATGTCACGGGCATCGAGGAGGCGGTTGCATTCCTCACGGATATCCGCGACCGGCGCCACAAAAGTGGATTTGTCGGCTGCTGCATCAATCCCCATGCCGGTCAGTAGCTTGCCGACAGTGAAGCCATCGATGGGCATCTCCCCACCGGGGGAAAGCTGCAGCTTCGTGGATGCAACCTTGGTGAGAGTCCACACGCGGGGCTGTCGCGCCTGAACAACAGCCTGAGCATGGTACGGCAGGTTCTTCTCAGCTTTCACCTTCCACGTTTTCTCACCAGTGGGTTTGCCACCATCCATGAGCGTGACGTTATCAAGCCGTGAAGTGAGGATCGACGGCCCGCGGAATGCCCTAACCGCGTTCAGCAGCGTCGCGTGGCGATCTTTCGCCACGTTCCACAGATCCATAGTGATCTGCGCGTCCCCGTTAGCGTCACGGCGCGCATTCCTGCGCTTATTCGCGATGATCTGCACCTCATCCTGCAGGAGCGTCCACACCTCCGTCATCGAGTCGATGATCAGGAGATTCGCTTTCCCCTCAGCCGGTTCCTGTGCGCCAGCCCAGCGCACCGCCGCAAGGATGTCGTTGAAGGTTCCATTGTGCTCAATGATTTCAAAATCGGCACCCGGTACCGCACCATACTCATCAGCCATACGCTCCCCCACCTCAATGAAAAAGGCGCGGTCGATCAGGGGGAGCCCTGTGGCCTCCACAGCAGCCCACGTTTTACCGCTTCCCTCGACACCGGCCAGCAGGATGATCGGGAAAGATGGGCGACCAGTCGGCTTGCGGGTCACAAAGTTAGCCATTGATCTCACCCTTTGCCTCATCCTCGATGGCGAGAACCCCGGTTAGAGAACCGACCATGGTCTCAGCTGCTTCAGTCGCAACGGTGTTAGGGCGGACGGTGCAAATGCCATCTTTTTCAGTGATCTCCCACCCGGGCATAACCTCCCCTGTGGTCTCCCACTTTTTCACGACTTCAGTTGCGCGGCGACTGTAAGCAACCTCAGTTGGCCGCCATTTCAGCAGCTCTGGGGCATATTCAGCGACCACATCGAGAATCTGATCATAGTCACGCTGATCGACGTACATTTCAATTTCTTCGACATCAAAGTCGGCCATTGCTAGGTCAAGGGAATTGATTTTTGCCCCCGCTTTGGGGAATGACTTGCTGACGGTGCCGATCTTTACCCCGCGCTCATTTGTGACGGCTAATGACTCACCTTTCCCGAGGGTATTTGCAAGTTCCGCCTGTTCTTCCTTGTTTACTCCGACGAGGAGCTTGAGAACTGCTTTCTGCATAACGAGGCGTGCCAGTCGCTGGGGTGACTTTGGGTCAGGAGTATGATATTCTTTCGGAGTCATGGTTTTCGTGTTCCTTTACTGAGAATCTTGGCAGCCCTCTCATACACTTTGCGGAGTTGAGGGGGCATTTTTTTATTCTGTGTACTCGGGGGCGCTTGTCACAGCATCGAGAAGATCATCTGCCGTGATGAGGATGGTGCGGTGCCCATGCCGGTAGCCGGTGAGCTTTCCCGAGTTCATCCACAGCATGATTGTCTTTTTTGACACCCCGACAGCCTCTGCAGCTTGATCGGGTGTGTATGCGATGCGTTGCGGCGCGATCGCAGTTGTCATACGTGTTCCTTTCATGCGTACTGTTTGCGTACTATCTGCACTTTACATATCTTGCGCTGCAATTTCAACTCGCAAATGTCACCACCTTCCCCAATGGGGTACCCATAGGGCACAATGGGGGTGCGCGCCAGTGCGCACCCTGCGTTATGATTTAAGCAACCCCACTTTTACCCCCAACAGGAGTCGGCATGACCGAATCACCGATTTACCAATGGCCAGCGGGCCGCCTGCTACAGGCAGCCCGAGAGCAAAAAGGCTTATCAAAGCGCGACGCGGCAAAACGCGCAGGGATCTCAGAATCACGCTGGCGACAGATCGAATGCGGCTGGAAAAAGACAAACGGCGAACTCATCGAAACCAGGCCAACATCACTCAACCTCGTCAAATGTGCAAAAGCAGTCGGGGCATCACCAGATAACATCCTCGTGGCAGCCGGCATGAAACGCGCCCCGACTACAAAAGCCACACGTGATGACCTGCACGCTGTCGTCGATACCCTGACACCATCAGAAGTCACCGCCGTGCTCGCGTTTATCTCAGGCATCCAAACAGAGCAAGCCACCAACCTTGTCTGAAAACTTGTCCGAGACACTGTTGAGCATCCCCTGAGTTAGATGCACGTAATGCTGTGTGGAGTTCGCCCCCGCATGTCCCGCGATCATCATAATAACCTCCGAGGGAATGCCCATCTCAACCATCATCGTGATGGCAGTGTGGCGTGCAACGTGGGGAACAACACGGCGAACACCAGCCCCATCGAGGATGGCATACCACCGCGCACGGGCACCCCTCGGGCTCAGTGGACTACCGTTGGGAAAATGCCACACCCACCGGCACGTTGCCGTTTTTGCCTCTTCCCTGAGCATGCTCAAAAGAAGTCGCGGGATGGGAACGATTCTCATACCAGATTCTGACTTGGGGCGCACCAGGCCCACATAGCTATCACCGATCCGCTCAACCTCATCATAAGCATCAAAATTTTCAACGGCACGTGGGCACGTGTCCGATTTTGCACCGTTGGGGCAGCCGCAGTCCCTGCCATGCAACCTGTTAATTCCTTTCAGCTGCCATGACACATCCATTACACCATTTTGGAGGTCTACCCGCTCCCACTCCATCCCCAGCATTTCCCCCATGCGCAGCCCCATGGTAACGAACGCGATTGCCATTGACCCATAGGGGGAGCTGCCGGACGAGGCGTAGCTGATAAGCTTCCGAACCTCCTCCAGCGTGAGGGTGGTGCGTGGCGTAACTTTCACTTTCGGCGCAGGCGTTAAGGCACAGACATTCCGATTCACAAGCCCCTCAATAAATGCCCTGTGTAGGCATCTATTGATAGCGGCATAGACGGTAGAGGCTACGTTAGCCGAAACCTTATGCGCTCGGTCTACGACTGATCGAATGTCGCTGGTGCTGATCTCATCAAGGCGATATTCGCCAATGAACGGCAGGATGTAGTTTCGATGGAGTGCAGCGTCTTGTTTGATAGTTGAGGGGTTCTTGTTGACGCTATAGTCGGGGTGCCACGTGTTTTTGTAGAAGTCAACGTATTTTGGCGGTTTTCCAACCCCCTCCTCTAAATCTTTTAATAACTTGTTCCGCTTCCTGATGCAGGCTGACTTGGTTTTAGCTGAGACGGTTTTGCGGATTTGCTTTCCCTGCCCGTTGTAGCCGATGGTGATAGAGAATCTCCACCTGCCTGAGCGGTTTTCCTGGTAGAGGCTGCCGGTAGGGACTCCGCGTGGTTGTCGCAT